TGAAAGGGGCCGAAGCACCCGGCGACGCTTGTGGGGTTGTTACGCGGTTCCCCAGGCCCGGATTCCCGTGAGCTTGATGATCGCGTTCGGGTTGAGCGGCTGCGCGTCGTAGCGGGTGATCACGCGGATCGCCTGCTGATCGAATTCGGCGTAGCGCTCGGGCAGGATTGTGACGCTCGGCGTGAGGTCACGCGCGACGGCGATCTGCTCGAAATCGGCGAGCACGACCTGGGCCGTGCCGCCATTGTGCGACGTCGGCATCTTCGAAGTCGTCGTCACCGGGAATCCGAGTAGACGGTCGATCGCGCCCGTGGTCGGGTCCGGAGAGACTAGGCTTCGCCCGGTCGAGTCCTTGAGCTTGTGAATCCGCACGAAGTCTCGAGGCGCCATGATCCAGCGAAGGCTCGCCGGATTGACGTTCTCGTCGAGGGCCGACGCGAGCGCGTCGTAGAGATGATCGACGGTTGCCGTGCCGATTGCCGATCCTGCGACGGTGACGCCGGAGTAATTGAGGATGCCTGTCGGCGATGCCGTGCCAGCGCTCGAGCCGCTAATGAACGCGGTGTCAAGGACGTCGGCGACGTCCCTGACCATCTTGTCGCGAAGGCTCACGGTGAGGTCGACGACGCTCTGCCTCGCGAGCTGATTTGAGAATCGGGTGATGCTCGAGACCGGGCGAATGGTCGACGGAAGGAGGACGACCTCGGAGAATGACGGGTCGACCTCGGGGATGGCCGAGCCTTCGGCGACGAAGGTCGGGGTTCCCATGCTCGAGAGCTTGGGGACGCGAACGGGCTCGCCCGTCGTGTCGAAGATGCGAGGCCCGGCGGCGAGGAAGACCGAGGCGGTCTCAAGCGGCCGGACGAGGAAATTGAGTACCTGCTCGCTGGTCAGCGAGCTAGCCGTGATTGACGTAGGGGGTGCCATTGGGCGCTCCTAGATTCGAAGGGATTTCGGAATCCACGCGGAGCGCCCGGCTCGCGGGAAAGGGTGGCGCCTGGCCGTCGTCCATTGTACGCGCGCAGGACGACGACGACCAGGCGCAATTTCAAGCGTTGGCTCGGAGCATGCCGTGGAGATCGAGTCGCGTCGGCTCGGGCCGCGCGCCTTGCGGCACGATGCCCGAGGGACGTTGCGCAGCGAGATGCGGCTTTCTCTTGAGGAGATCGTCGATGGCGCTCGTCACTTTCTCGGAGTCGACCAGGCCGTCGTCGTCAATGAATTGCGCGTCGAATGCGAGATCGTCGACGTCGATTAGGCGCCCGTCATTTGCGGCGAGTGCTTTCACGGTCTGCCGGGCGAGCGTGTCGGCGCGCTTTGCCTTTACGCGGCCCTCTGCGGCCTCCTGACGGAGTTTCGTGACGTACTCGAGGTCGAATACCTGATCGGCGTCTTCGGCGCTCTGCGAATTTCCTAGGGCCACGACGGGAGTTTCGGCCGGGGTTTCGGGGGTGAGGTCTTCCATTTCGGTCTCCTATGCGATGCCCGCGATTTGCTGCGGGGAGTAGTCGAGTGATTCGAGGACGGCGCCACGGTCGAGGATTCCTTCGGCGTGGAGCTTGACGGCCGCGTCAGCGGCCTGAGCGATCGAGATGATTTCAGCGGAGCGCCAGACGGTCTCGAGGTCGTCGAGCCCGGCCGGGTAAACGCCGTCGCGGACGGCGAGCGCCAGGCGCGCGACGTCTTCCCAGGCGCCTCCCCATACGCGCTGCCGACGACGAGCTCGATTGACGAGTGACGCTTCGGCCGAGCGGATCGCGTCGGCGCTTGCGGGATTGTTCTCGGCCGCGAGCGCGACGTAATGGGGCGGCAGGCCTGCGACGGCCGAGAGCTGCATTGTGAACATGCGAACGGCGCCGATGAAATTGTCGAGCATGGCTTCGGGAAATTGGCCGAATTTCGTTTCGGCCTGATCCGAAATCCAAATCTTCGACGCGCGCGCGTTCTCCCAATGCGTCTTGACGTCCTCGCGCATCACGGCGAGCTCGTCTGCGCTTAGGCGTCCCGTGAGATTGGAGGCGCCTAGCCCGGTGACCCATCGTCGAGGCTGCGCGTGGAATTCGGCCGAGACCATGAGGTCGGTCGCGAGCTTGTTGATCGCGTCGGCGAGCGGCATGGCGTCCGTGAGCTCGCTCTCGCCATTGGGGAGCATTGGCCGAGCTCGATTGACGATCGGGACCACGGGCACGCGGCCGAGCGGGTTCGCTTGCTCGGCGACGATCTCGTAGTCGCCAGCGCCCGGCGTAAAGGTGTACGAGTCCGGGTGAGGTTTTCGGCTTCGATACTCGACGACGGTGGACGGGGTGAAGACGAGCGCGCGGCCGTGATTGTCGACGTCGCGCCAGCGCTTGAGAGCCCCGAGGACGGCCCCGGTCGACGGGTCGGTCTCGGTGATCGTCTGCAACGGGCTTTCGACGGTGATGCGCGGGATTCGAGGATCAGCCCCGGCCCAGACGAGGACGTAGCTTCGCCCGAAGACGAGCGCGTCAAGGTGCGCCTGGGATGAGGTCTCGTCGAGGTTGTTCGCCTGCCAAATCCCCCAAATCTCGACCTCGAGGTCGGGCCGGGCGACCGATCGCATCCCGGTGACGTCGAGACGCTGCTCGAGGGCTTCGACCACGATGCGCGGCCAGTTGATCACGACAGGGGTGAGGCGATCGCCGATCGCGCGTTTCACGTCGGGATCGAGGTAGGCAAGCGGCTGCTTGCCACGGTAGTAGGCGTCGGCCTTTGCGAGCAGGCCGTAGTCGGAGTCCAGCGCATAGGCGAGCCTGGTCCGAATTTCGTCGGGAGTCATACCGCAAAAAATCCAATCGTTCGAGGAGTGTTGTTGAGATGCCACGCCGCTCGATTTACGGCGACGATGGCGGCCACACCGAGGTCGATCTTGTGCTTTCGACCGTGGCGGGGGTCTTTGACGATCACGTCGCCGGCCGGCGTCGATTTCGCGACCGCGTTCGTGATGTGTGCCGCGAGGCGTTTATCGCCGTCGTGGACGAGCTGACGATTCGCGACGAGCGTGTAGAAACGATCCGTCGCTGGTCCCATGCGCGAGACCTGATTCGTCGGCCATTGCAGGATGCGGCCGGGGAATTCCTCGGCCAGCGTCTCGAGCTCGGTTCGCCATCCCCACGGATCAGCGGCGAGCTCGGCGACGTCATAGTCGGCGAAGGCTGCGCGGATGGTCTCAAGGACGTCACGGCGCGGCACGCGCCACCGGGGATCGCCGGGGTTCTCCCACGACCCGAGCACGGCGACGTGCGGAATCTCGTCGACCGTGGCGGCGACGAGCGCCGTCGAGTCACCCGACGCCGAGCCATCGAATCCGAGCACGATCTCGGCGCCTAGCGGGATCGCTTCGTCAATGGCGCAGGCCATCCACGACTCGCCCTCCATCCACGCGCCTTGCTGCCCGGCCCATTGCCCGAGGCGGTATCGGCGAAAGGCCGACTCTCGAGAGGTACGCAACGTCGCCCGGATCGCGTCGACCGCGAGGAAATCGCCGAGCGCCGGATTCGCGAGCTTCCAGGCGGCCTCGTCGTCGAGGTCGCATCCGTCAGGGGCGGCGAATTCGACGAGCACGAAGGCCGGGTCTCCCCCGGCCCGGCCGTGCTCGACGAGTTGCCACATCACTCCATCGCGGTCGCCTGACGGCGTGGAGATCGCCAGCGTCAGGGATTCGGGTCGCTTCCCTGCCGCGAGAGTCACGGCCTCCCAGACGTCGGTCGTCACGACGTGGAGCTCGTCGACGACGGTGAAGGTCGGGTCGTATCCCTGCAATGCGGCCGCTTCTGATGGCAAGGCTCGAAGCATCCCGTCCGAATGCGGCACGACGACTCGATCCTTGTAGACGTGGCAGCGTTCGGCTAGGCGTTCGTCAAGCTCGATCATGCGTTTCGCGAGCCCGAAGACGATCCCGGCCTGGCGCTCGTCGCTCGCTACGGCGAGCACTTGCGGCGCTTCGACGTCTTCGCCGAATAGGTGATAAACGGCAAGCATGGCCGCGAGCGCGGTCTTCCCGTTTCCTCGAGGGATCGAGACGAGCCCGGCTCGAGGTCGTGGCTTCGGGTCATAGAGCTCGCGGAGAATGGCTTTCTGCCACGGCCTGAGGCGCACGGGCTTTCGGGCGCCGTGACCTCGAGGCACTACGCAATGGCGCTGGACGAATCGAGCGACGCGATCGGCGCCCGTCTTAGGTAGGCCGCGCGTCGAGAGTGGCGACGCCGTGATCTCGCCTTTCGGTCCCGGCCTCACGGTCGGCCCTCCGGGTCAGAGTGGGAAATCCCAGATTCGGAGCGGGTACTCCCGGACGGCCCCTCAAGGGGTAACCCGGCACCCCTAAGCGGTCCTCGAGCCGAATTGCAGGCTCGGCAGACGACCTCGACGTCGGCCAGGGACGTCGCAGGCCAGCGAAGATGATCGGCGGTCAGGTCGTCGAGAGCGCCGCAGTCGGAGCACCACGGGTGGAGGTTGCGCGCCAGGCGGGAGAGCATCTGCCAGCGTCGACCGTAGCCGCGCCTCGAGGGTGGAGCCTTCGGCCGTTCGGGGAGCTTGTGCCTCGGGCATCTGCTGGTCGAGCTCGGCGTGCCGCACTCGAGGCAAGGAATCGAAACGCTCATGCGGCACCTCCTCGAATCCCGAGGAGCGCCTGGTCGAGTCGGTACTGCTGCTCTCGCATGAGGTCGTCGGGGTGAACGCCGATCGCCGGGCCGTCGAGCTCGACGATGGTGAGCGGCATCCCGTCGCCTGCCATGACGCCGAGCTCGAGGACGGGCTCGTCGGTCTCGTCGTCGATGAAGACGTCAGGCTTTAGTCGCTTCTCGTCGATTGCTCGCATCATGGCCGCCACGGTGCGTCGGCCGCGAAGCTGCTCGAGGACGTACTCGCGCATTTTCGGTGGTGCGTTGTCGATGAAGTCAATCAGGTGGGAATGGACGATTCGGTAGGAGAGCTCGGACAGGGCGGGGCCGGCGAATCCGGGGTCGGCGAGGTTAGTCATTGCTGCTCCATTTCTCGGGGTTTACGCCGTCGAAGCGGCACGGTGGGCGGTGGCGGTGGGTTACGTCCCATCCCTGCCAGGCGACGGCCTGACAGTCAGGGCAGCGGTAGAAGGGCAACGGTGGCCTTTCGGTGTCGGTCATGCGATGGTCCGATCGAGTAGTGCGGCGAGCTGCGCTCGCTCAACGTCTTCGTATTTGTGGATGGCGTGCCAGAGCTCGAGGTCGACGTGATCCCATACGGCATTCGCGACGATGCTGCGAAGCTCGGCGGCCGGTAGAGCCTCGGTTTCGTATGCGAGCGGTGCGATGCCGAGCGCTTGACACGTTTCCTCGAATCGCGCGAAATTCGGGTCGCCTCGCTTCGCCGGGTTTCCCTCGAGTTGGTGCTCGAGGATTTGGTCGGCGGTGAGAGCAATCCGAGCGAGCTGGACGTCGACGTCTTGGCCAAATTCGGAGTAACGGTCGATTAGGGATCGGTCTATGGCGAGGCCGCTAGGGTCGAAATCGCCGACGTAGAGAATGTCGACGGGCTTCCCGTCCTGGCGCGCGTCGTCGACGGCAGCGCGAATGTAAGTTCGCGATGCCTGGCCTCGGCAGACGTACAGGGGCACGCCGAGGCGGTAAATGCTGTCGTGGATGAATGAAGCGATGGAGTCCGATTCGACCCATAGCTCGAGGCGCCGGGGCTGATCGAGCCAATAGTCGCGCCGATAGGTGGCCTGCCATTCGGTGATCGCTTCGTCGAGGTTCGCGTAGCTGCGACGTCGCCGGACCCATCGAGTGTTGTCTGCGATCCAATCCCACGGTAGGCGCTCGATTTCGCGAAGGCTTGAGAGCCTGCGCAGGATTTGGCGGTATCCGCGGTCGTCTTTGCTGACGAGCTGACGTCCGGCGGCCATGTAGTAGACCTGTCGCGCCGTGACGGGCGGCCCGGCTTGGGCGATGAGCTCGAGGAGCGCGTCGTCAAGCGAGGCGAGGTCGGCCTTGGTTGAGCGCCGTCTTAGTGCGCTAGGTCCGTAAGTGGTCGTCATGCGGCCACCTCGCGATCGAGGTAGCGCTCAAGGAATGCGGCGATCTGTGCCGTTCGGTGACTGAGCTCGCCGTGGAAGTGCGCGTAGAGGTCGCCTTTCGAGTTGATCGCGTACTGGCGCAGGATCATCTCGAGGTGAGGTGCTGCTGCTCGCGCGGCCTCCAGTGTCGCAGGCGCGTCGATCAGCTTCCCGGCGTCGATCCAGGCATAGACGTCTTGGATGCGGCCGTCATCGATCATCTCGGCCTGGATAAGCGCGAGGCCACTAACCTCAAATGCGACCTCGCCGTCGTCGTTGGTGTAATTGTCCATCGTCCCGAAGCGTTCGAATGGCTCGAGCGCTCGTCGGGCTTTCTCAAGGGGTGGCGAGTCGCCGCGCGCTTGCGCGGCGGCCGCCATCCCCTCCCCTCCCCTTCTTTCGGGACGGGTCGGGTCGGGGAGAGCGTTACTAACGCCGTGACTAACGCCGTTCGTAACGGCGTTACGGGCTTTCGCCTTTCGCCAATTGTCGAGGCGGCGTCTGGTCGTCTCGCGAGTGTGCTCGACCTGATGGCGGGTTCGCTGATTGCGCGCGAAATCGACGATCTCCCATCCGTCGACGACCTCCTCGAGCAGCTTCGCGGCGACGAGGCGGCCCATCCCGGCCCAGGGCTCGGGGTGGTCGGTGAAGATGCGCACGGTCGCAGTCGGTATGTGTCCGTCGCTTAGGACTCGATTTGAATAGACAGTCGCTTCGATCAGTAGTAGACGATCGTCGCGTGACAGTCCGAGCAGCTTCGGGTCGTCGGTAAATGTGTCGGTGATCTTCGTCCAGGTCACGCGGCCTCGATTCGACGTTCGCGTCGAGCTCGAGCGATGGCGGCCTGGTGACGTTCGCTGATGCCCGGCCAATAGATGGCTCGAGCGACGGCGATGCGGAGCGCGTTACGCGCGACGAGGTAGAGCGGCGTCGGCGCGCTTGGGCCGGGGTGATCGGTGATGGTGTGCCCGCAATTGCAGACGGGTGAGGTCATGCGTTGTCCTAGGGGTTCGGGTCCGGGCGCAGGGACTTTCCGAACGGGCTTTAGGTGAGGGGTGGAGCTAGGCCGCAGGGATGCGGCGGCCGACGGCCTCGAGGTCGTCGTGCCTGATTCGGATCAGCCTCGGCCCGAGCCGTTCAGCCGGGAGCAGTCCAAGGGCGATCCA